ACGTACACGCAATCTAGGGCAATTTTTTAAAATGATTGCAAGGTAGATAAAAAAATGATTAAGTTAAAATATGAAACAGGTAAAAAAACTAATTACGTTTCTTAAAAAGAATAAAGTTATGGAAAGATACAATAAAGATAAAAACAAATGGGAAGAGGTTGAGTTAGATCTAGGAGATGAGGAAACCTTTGGCTTAGTACAAACAATGTCTGCAGAATTAGACATTATGGTTACTATAGAAGAAATGGAATTAGGAATTAAACCTAACAAAAGTAAGATGAACTAGTGCAAGGTATAAACGTATATATATACGTATATATAAATGTACATTTATACATACATTTATGTATTGCTATATTATAAACGTTTATGATAAACGTATGAAGCAAAAAAAGAATAAACCGACTTTAAAAGAAGTTGTAGGATTAATAGGAATACTAGCCAATCAAGTAGAGCAATTGAAAATGCAAATTTGGAACGGCGATAGGGCCCTTGATCTATATTTAGAGATGAAAGGCGATAAAGAAGACTTTAAAAAATTTTTGGAAGAAAAATTCCCTATAGATGATAAAGATAACAAAAAGACTGAAGAAAAATAATTTTCAGCCAAAACAGTACGTAGTGTATACTACCAAAGATAAAAGTATACCTGAGTATGTGCATTGGCAAGAGTGCGATGAAGACGACTGGGGAATTAGCGATGATGGATACATTAGTAAGTGTATTTATCGCAATGTGTACAAAAAAGGGACGCTAGTGACGTTTCCGTACGGTAGGCAATGGTTAGGTAGCAAGAGACGCTTAGAATTTGAACCTCACTGGCGTTCTGGCAATTTAAACAACGTTTCTACTAAACCGTACAGTGAAATAGAAACACGTTCTAAAAGAGCAGAGTTAGCAGTGGATGCATTTGTTGCATATAAAGTAGCGGGGGAAAAACCTGATATGGAACAGATTGGTAAGATATATAGACCAGATCAAGCAGAACCGCATATAGCTGCAAAAAGATTATTTAAGCTGAAGGAGACAAAGCAAATGATAAAAGATAAGTTACAAGAGGTGTTAACTGAAAAAGGTATAGATGAAGGATATGTGTTAGATGTTATGAAAGACGCAGTTACTGTAGCACAAATGAAAGAAGATCCAGGAAATATGATACGTGCAGCAGATAAGTTGTCTGAGTTTTTAGATATGAAACCGCAAAAGACTCAACAAACAGAAACTTTAGAAATGGATATAAGCCATCAAATATCAAATCAGTTTGAAACGCAAAAGAAAAAGTTAAAAGCTACACAGACTAGAGAGATAGGCGATGGAGAAGAAAATAATACTCAAAGGTAAAGAAGATAATATTCTAGTATTTTTAGCTACAATGGTACAGGTAGCAAAAGATATGGAATTAGAATTTACTATTATTGTAGATGAAAGATAAAAAACAAAACATTATAAAAGAAATGCAACAAGACATGTTGCTATTTGGCAGAATGGTAATGCCTAATATGTTTAGTAGTGAGTCTCCTCCATTCCATTATGATCTCACAGAACATTTATTAGACAAGGAACGCAAACAAATAAATATTATAGCTCCACGTGGACACGCTAAGTCTTCAGTAGTTGCTGGTATTTATCCCTTGTTTCATTTAATGTTTGACGAAGGCATAAAGGTTATTGTTCTAGTATCTAGGACGCAATCACACGCTACTAAACTATTAGGTACCATAAAAGATGTATTAGACTATTCTCAAGAGTTTAGATATTTTTTTGGTTACTGGGGAATGCAATCAGCACGTAAATGGACAAACACAGAAATAGAATTAAAAGATGGTAGCGTTATTATCTGTAAAGGTACAGGACAGCAGATACGTGGTATTAAACATGGAAATCAACGACCTACTCTTTTAATACTAGATGATCCAGAAGATGAAAACAATACAAAGACAGCAGAAGCTATGGAATACAACTTACGTTGGTTGTTGCAATCTGGTGTTCCGTCCTTGGACCCGTTATCTGGAAGAATTTGTGTTATTGGTACTCCGCAGCACGAACGGTGTATGGTAGAAACATTAAAAGATATGAAAGGTTGGAAGACTTTAGAGTTTAGACCAGATCTTGAAAAGAAAGTTGCTTTATGGGATGAAGTATGGCCTGTAGAAAAATTAATAGAGAAAAAAGAAGAGTTGGATAGTATTAATAGACTTTCTGTGTTTTACAGAGAATATCTATGTCAAATAGTAGGTGACGAAGATAATTTATTTAAAAAAGAAGATATACAGTATTATGATGGTTATATAGAGCAGGACGAAGCAGGATTGTCGACTCTTGTCCTGACGAGCCTAAATGGTGAGGAAGTAGACGAGAGAAGACCTGTAAACGTGTTTACTGGTGTCGATCCTGCATCTAGTACGAAAAAAACTGCAGACTTTTCTGTAATTTTTAATATAGCCATAGATGACAACAATAATAGATTTGTTTTACCTTACTACAGAAAAAGAGCTAAGCCGTTATCACTAGCTGATGCTATTATACGTAATTTTAAAAATTATCGTAGCTCTAAAACAAGAATAGAGTCTGTAGGTTATCAGGAAATGTTAAGGCAATACATCAAAGAAGAATCTGAAAAACTTGGATTGTTTATCCCTGGTCTTGAAATAAAAGAAAACCCTAGAACTAGAAAATCATATAGATTAGAAAGTTTACAACCATTGTTTGCTAATAGAAAAGTTTACATCAATAAAAATATGCAAGCATTAGAAGATGAACTGTTATTATACCCTCGTGGTAAACACGATGATTTGCTAGACGGATTCTTTTATGCTAACAAAAATTCTTATAGACCATCCCATACTTTTACATCTGCAGCACCAAAAAAGGACAGTTTTCACTATTCTCCTCAAAAAAGTTGGAAAATTAACTAATATTCCTTGACTTTTCTCAATTTTATCTTATAAGTTAGTATAAGGTGCAAATAGATTTATTAAAGTACATGTTTACAGCAAATAGTTATGTGGAGCTGCTAGATAAGCATACAACAATAGAAGTACCAAAAGGATATAAGGTAGTAAATGCCAGACAGCGTAAAAAAAACAAAGAGAAAACAAAGAAGTCAGAACTATAACGATCTGATTGATGTGTTTGGTTATATTCCTGGAAGACTTAATAAAGAGTCTGGAGAGATAGCTGATGAAGTACAAGAGTCTTTAGAACTTTTAGACGAGTACAATAATTTGCGTGAAATCTGGGCTGTTAAATTTCAAGAAGCATTAGAGTTTAGAGCTGGAGCACAATGGTCTCAAGAAGAACGTGATGTCTTAGAACAACGTGGACAAGCGCCTATTGTAGTAAATCGTATACATCCTATTGTAGAAACTGCAAAATCTTTACTTACTTACAATTCACCTGAATTTCGTTCTAGTGCTAGAGAAGATTCTGATAGAGATACTGCAAAAGTATTTTCTGATTTATTTGCCTGGATGTGGGACCAATCATCTGGTAATGAAGAACTTAAAAAAATTGTAGATGATTACTATGTAGGTGGTATGGGGGTAATGCATATCTATCAAGATCCTATGGCTGATTTAGGAAAAGGTGAAGTATTTTTAAAATCTATTAATCCTCTAGATGTTTATATAGATCCAAATGCAAAAGACGTATATGCACGTGATGCTGCTCACATATTAGTAGTAAAATACATTACTGATGAACAAGCTATGCAATTATATCCAGACTTTATGGATATTATAGAAGATTCTGATAGTGCTATAGATAATGACGAAGAAATACCAGCAACAGACTTAGCAGCTACTGAAGGTCAAATATTTAATACTGACGAAGATACAAATTACCATACTAAGAGAAAATATATAGAACGCTATACGAAAGAAATGCATACATACTACAATATATATGAACCATTTTCGCAAAAAGAATATTTATTTAATGCTGATGAATATGCAGAATATAAAAAAACTTATTATATGCGTTTAAGTAAAGCAACGGGCGAAGAAGTTTATATTTCTGATCCAGACGCAAAAGAAGAATTATTAAAAGTCATAGAAGAGTTTGGTCCAATATTTCATTTTGAACTACCTGATCCTGAAATAGATAACGAAGGCAACCTTATTCCACAACCTCCTGTAAAAGTAAAAGGAATGGAAGGGCCAGATGCTATACCTGGAAGTACTACAGTTATTACACCGTTAACTGCGGAAGAAATGATAGGTATGGAAAATATTATGATGAATAAAATTGAAAAGTGTTGCGTAAAGTTAACAGCAACAGTTGGTAACAATGTTTTATATACTAGAATATTACCAACAGAAGAGTATCCTATTGTACCGTTAATGAATGTACATCACAGAAATCCTTATCCAGAGTCTGATGTTAGATTGTATAGACCTCTGCAAGAATACATAAATAAAATACGTTCATTGATTATTGCGCATGCAAGTACAAGTACAAATGTAAAATTATTGATTCCTCGTGGCTCAGCAGATCTTCGTCAAATCGAAGAAGAATGGAGTAGAGCAGGTACCAGTGTTATTGAGTTCGATGCTGAGCTAGGTGCACCTATTGTTGCTGGTCCTGTGCCATTACCAAATGAATTGTATAAAAACGAAGCAGATGCTAAATACGATCTTGAATACGGATTTGGTATTTTTGAACTTATGCAAGGTAGTGGTATGAACTCTCCATCAACTTATAGAGGAACACTTGTCGTTGACGAGTTTGGTCAACGAAGAATTAAATCTCGTAGAGATGATATAGAAAACTTTTTAAATCAGTGTGCAAAAGTTGCTGTACCTTTAATGCAACAAATATACACAGAAGAAAAGGTAATTAGATTAGTACAACCAAATGGATTGGAAAAAGAAGAACGCTTTAACTTTTTTAAAGAAATGGATAATGGCGATGTTATGAGATTCCATGATGTAACTTTAGGAAGATATGATGTTAAAGTAGTTTCTGGTTCTACATTACCAACAAATAGAATGGCTATGCTAAATACATATATGCAAATGTATCAAGCTGGATTGATTGACCAAGTAGAAGTCTTGAAGAAATCTGAACTAGTAGATATAGATGGAGTATTAGCAAGAAGTGGTCAGGCAGCACAAATGGCACAACAAATGCAAATGTTGCAAGAAGAATTAAAGAAAGTCAAAGGTGACTTACAAACTGCTACACGTGAAGAGCTACATGCTAAGAAACGTTTAGAAGTAGAAAAGTTTAGTTCCGATTTAGATAAAATATCTAATAGGGCTGAATCTGCTACACAGCTTTATAAAGCTAGAATAGCAGACGTTGAAAACAATCTAATGAACTCCGTTGGCTCCGTAGAGAAAGAACTAGCTGAAGAGCTAGATTCAGAACCTCAATTAGGAGAGATGGAGAGTTAGGAGGATAATATGAGTAACGAAAATGAGATGCTAAACACAGAACAATCAGTAGATCCACTTACAACTGCTAGTGCACCTACTGGTGATGATGACATTTTTAAGGAAGTATTTGGAGTAGACACCGACCAATTTGTAGCTAAAGTTGGCGAAGAAGTTCAAGAAACCTCTACAAATGAACCATCTGAAGTATCTGATGTTAGTAATCCAAAGGAAAGTCCTGACCAATTTCAATATTGGCAGAGTCAAGCAGATAAAAAAACTGCTGAAGTTGAATCGTTGAAAAAAGAAGTAGAAGCTCTTAAGTCGAAAGAACCTTCTGCACCAGAACAACCTCAACCTGCAGTTCAGTCTCAGGAAATAGTTAGACCTGTTAAACCTGTTAGACCGTCTAGTTTTGATAATTCCGAAGCACTAACTGATCCTGATAGCAAGTCTGCAAAATATCTTGCAGCAAAGGAACAGTATTTAGACGACATGACTGAATACTTAATGTCTCAGGAAGAAAAACGTAATCAGCTTACAGAACAGCAGCTGGCAGAGCAACAAAAGTTGCAGTCACAAAATCAATTGTTGTCTGATTTACAGTCTGGATACGGATATACTCCTGAAGAAGCTAACGACTTTTTAGATAAAATGTCTAAACCTGAGTCGTTGTCGCTAGATAACTTAGTTAAATTACATAAGTCTTTATCATCAAGAGAAAGTGAAAACATCCCGATGACACAACAACCTAATGTAATTGATCCAAGACAAAGTGAAATGGCACAAAGACAACAGAAGTTAGCAATTCCTAAACCTATCACGACTCAAGCTGGTGCAAATAAGCAGTCATCTAAAAGTATAGAAGATCAAATGATGGATTCTATGGTTGCAAACTATAAGAAAAAGAATCCATTTTAATTAAGGAGAAAATAAGATGGCGATTTATAGCATAAATCCAGGAGATGCACAGGGCTCTTTAGCTTCAACAAGTATTAATGATTCTAGAAGAATCTTTAACTTTGGAGAGAGAGTAGCTGAGCTTGCACCTCAACAATCACCTTTTCTTACTTATTTATCAAAAGTTTCAAATAAGCCTACAGATGATCCTGTATTTAAATTTTTGGAACAAAGACACCAATATCAAAGAAGAAACTTCCAGATTCAAGCTGCTAAATCTACTGCTGCTTATAGTAGTGGTTTTAACGTAGCAACTGGACTTGAACTTGATGCTGATGTATTATATGATAAATATGGAAGAGAAGTATCAACAGCAACAGCACCTGAGTTTTTACTCGGAGATCAAATCGTAGCTATCGAATGTGAATACGATGCTAACGGACAAGATGCTGGTGCAGGAAGTGAAACACCTGCTATTGCTTACTACAAGTTAACTGCTGATCCAGTAAAAGTAGATCCCGTTAATAACGTGAATACTGCTGCTAGATTAGTTATGACTTTTTTAAGAGTAAACTATAAACCTACTGGCTCTAATGGAGCTACAGCAACTAATGCAGGACAAATTACTCCAGCTAATGCTTCTAAATTACACTTTAGAGCAGATGCAGACGGACAAGTAGTTGGTTCAGCTTTTGCTGAAGGTTCTGCAGATCCAGAAGGTTGGAGAGACGAGTTCTATAACAGAGAAGGATACACACAAATCTTTAAGACTAGTGTGCCTCTATTCTCTGGTACAGCATTAGCTACTCGTTATCGTGGACTATCTAACGAATACATGAGAGTATATCAAGAAAAACTTATGGAACATAAGATGGATCTTGAGCACGCTATGTTATTCGGTATTGGTTCTGACGATAGCACAGCTGGTGGACCAGTACGTAGAACTTGGGGTATTGTACCTTTCACAGAACAATATGGTAAAGTAAAGATGCTTGATTATCAAAATGCATCATACGATACTTTTGTAGACACAATGCAAGATATATTTAGCGCAGAATCTGGAAACAGTGGCGAAAAACTTGTATTAGCTTCAAGAAGTGTTATATCATATTTCAATAAACTTGGCGGTTCTTCGTTCCTAGGTAATACTATGGCATTGAACTCACAAGTTGGTAGTGGTTTAGACATCCAAAATGTACAAGGTGCATTTGGACACAACGTTACAAGAATTAGTACTATTTATGGTAACTTAAATCTTGTTGCAGAACCACTATTTAGAGGTGCGTACGAAAATACTGCTATTATGATTGATTTAAATAACGTAGCATACAGACCGTTAGTTGGTAATGGAGTATCAAGAGATACACAAATTATTACTAATGTACAAGATCAGGATATTGATGGAAGAAAAGACATGATTCTTACAGAAGCAGGTCTAGAAATTTCATTACCTGAAACACACACTGTATTACAGTTCTTTAATCCGTAATAGTTAAATGAACAATGAGGGAGGTTGAAATATACTCCCCTCAAAAAAAGGGGACCAATATGGCACAACAAAAAATAGATTTTCCAAAAGAGGGAGAACTTTTGACTAAAATTAAAAAACAAAAAGCAGCATCAATAAAACCTGTAATTGTTAAAAGTATGGGTAAATACAGTGGAGCAGGTAGAGGTATGGGCAAATTGCTTCTTGGCGGTGCAGCAGCAGCTGGTGTAGTAGCTGGGGTTGGAATACTTGCTAGTAGAAGAAGAAAAAAGAAAGAGAAATAGTTATG